GATAGACAGAATGCGCTGGTCTGTCGTCGTATTCCAGATGCCACGGACGTAGCGGGCATCGGCGGTGGTTTGGGTCAACAGCGCAGATCTGATTAACGCCGCCAATTGCTCTGGGGTGAGAGCATCATGGGCGTCCTGCCCAAAATCAACAATAACTTGCGCTATCGCTGCGGCCATCAGAGAAGACTGACGCCATGTTTTATTTGCCTGCTTTGATGATGCCTGCCCTGTTGTTACACCTTTCTGGAACGCTCCATTGGTTGCCAGGGCGTTGGCGTAGTCATCATCGGACATGACATTGGCGTCATCCCCTGCCGCAAATGGCAGAAATTTGTTTGTAGCCATTGGAAACCTTTAGGCAGAGAATTGAAATATAACTGTGACGCCAGCGGCTTTAAGAGGGATATAACCACCTGCTATGATCGCTTTTGTCACAAGAGAAGGCGTCCCAGTGATCGTGAAGGTCACCGACATATCACCCTCTGATACATCGACAGTGCAGCCATCATCTCTGACTAGCGAACGAGCTATTTCTGTCACAGCAGGAAGCGTACCGTCCCACTGGTTGCATGCTATTTTGGCTCGAATGAGCGATCTATATTGAGAGTCAACGAGTTTAGTGACCATTGACTCTGCATCGCCAACCTCCCACCAAATACCCTGATCCCAGCCAACACCAGAAATGTCCCATGAGAACCATTGGCTGACGGATATGGCGACATACCGCGACACACCAACCCAAAGACCGACAGCATCTAACTGACTACCAACAGCATTGTCCAAATCGTAAAGACTGGCTGCAATACTGCATAAATTCATCTGGTCAACGTAACCCTGAACACTCAGGGCAACAGTTGAAACGAATTTAGGCTTATCTTGGTGCTCGCTTGTTATCAGACCTGTAAAATCTGATACTGACGTCATTAGCTTGCCATGATGGTTATGTTAGACGTTGGGCATACCGGAGACGCGTTGAAGGCTAGCGTCACATTCGAAGCGCTCAATGAGCCAGATGTTGTCCCGATTTCTATGCCGGTTAGATCGTAAGTTAGGCCGCCGGCATCGTTATCCAACGTGGCTGGTTTGTAGAGGCGGGTCACGTAAATTACTGACCCTTCCTCTTGCGACGCAATGTAGTCTGCCACCTGCGCCGCAATAGTTTCCCCTATCGCATCGGTATAGCCCGCGAGCGCGGTCAGAGTGATCGATACGTAAATATTGGTATTGCTTGGCCTAAAAAAGCTGATCGATCGACTATTTCCAGCACTATCTGTAACGGTCTCGCTAGTGGTTCCGTAGGTGGGCGCTCCCATAGTTTTTTTATTAGCGATTGTAGTCGCGATTTCGACCGCATCCCCGCCGCTAACCACTACAGAAACAGCATGCGCCGGGATACCATTCGCGTCCGTGCTGCCTGTGTCGTTCTCATATCCCTTGCACGAGGAGACCCCGGTCAATGCAAGGATAGCACCCACCATCCCGTCTAACGGCGTGACGCTAGGGATCATCGTACTTGCTGATTGTTGCTGCCTGAGAGAAGCATCTGTTTGCAAGGCCTGACCTAAAGATGCTGAAGATACGTTTGTAACAGACTGCCACCCGTCCGTCGGTGTATTGATTATCGTAAGCGTATTTGGCGACGCACTAATAGCGCCTGCGGCTGAGCATGTCGCAGTTAATGTGATCTGACCGCCCGCTGGAATTGTAACGTTATAGGGCAATGACCAAATATAACTATACAGGGTGTCTTTTACGCTGCCGTTTAGAATGGTTGTTCCCACTGCGCCTGTTATAATTACATCGCAACTAGAATAGGTCGCTTCGCTTCGGGTTATGCCGTTGATCTTTACAACAGAAGACAGGCCTACGCCCTGAGCAGTTGCAGGAGAGAAGCTATTGAAAGCAGCAATCATGGATTGGTTACTAGCGTTCATAGCCTGCGCCTGAATGGCTATCCACTGACCATCCTGCGTTGAGTTATCCAGAATGACATCGGAACCATATATGGCTCGGTATTGGGCCTGAAACCACGCCAGTATCTCAGAATATGATGGTGCAGATATGCCCGTTGATGAAACGGTACATGCAATATCCGATACATCTGAAACCGATGCCATAACTTATCCTGAAGAAGCTTGAACAGAGGCGCTGCCGAAAGAGGTTGTGATATTGGCCGCAATCGACAATGTGCGTGACGCCAATGTACTCCTATAAGCCCTAATTTTTTGCACACCCGTCGTGTCCAGTATTCTGGCTCGGACGGCGGCATCGTAGGTTGAGGTCGTATGCTCGCCTAGAACCTGCGTTCGCCACGGCATGCCGTCTGTGGTATCGGCAAACCATTCACCACCCCATAGCATCAGGCGCGTTTGAACAAGTTGTCCGACTGCCGATGCGGTATTCTGCTCAAATGCGGCTGCGCCAATGCCAAACTGCATGTCGCCATTTGAATCCATCATACGAACCCGCATTATTTTGGTGGCCCCGTGTCGCTTGATCCTGACTGCACACCTGAGTGTGGGTGTGTAGACAGACTTATCCCCTTACCCGCGACATCACCCTTTGCCGTCACCGTATCATCTGCGGTGACCGGACCGGTGCAATGGACAGGCCCGGCGAGCGTTATTCCACCTGGTGCGGTAATGTTCACGGACTGCTGCACCGGATTGAGTTCGAACACGGTTTTTCCATCATCCGCCCGTAACTGGACAGACGATAGGCTGATACTGGACAGCGGGCGCGCTTTGCTCGTGAGCCCGACTAAAGCAACACCGTCAGATAAATCATGCTTCCTGGCATCATACGAGGGCTGAGCCACCCCGTTCTGCCACCACTCATCTATTGAGCGCGCGCCGAAAATGACCATGCACTCATCCCCTGCCGAAACAGGAAAAGTCAAAGAGCAACCACCCCCACGCGGGAAAATGACCGGGCAATGCGGAAGGATTGGCATGTCATGTGCAACCCTCTCTCCGGCGTCTGTTATGTCGTGCCCCTTTACGGCTAGACGCACGCGCGCAAAGGGGCTTCCGCCTTCGATAGAGAAAGACGCAATTACGCCGGGAAGCATTGTCCAAATGCGCGATTGAAGGGAATCCAGAGCAACATGAATGTCAGCCTGATGGTCCCTGTATCTTTCCCTGATATCCATTAGTCAGCCAGTAGGGTTTTCGCGGTTTGCACCGTCGATACGTCGACAGCCAAACAGACCGCAGTTGCGTACCAAGGATCTCCGCGTGTATCGCCTTCGAAATCAACACACGCCACGCGATAGGTTCCCGTGGGAGATATTCCCAACACTGAAAGTCGGCTTTCATCGCTTGCCCCAGATGAAACCAGGTTCCCACCATTTAGGCCTGCGTAGGATAGATCCGCCTGCGCCCCAAGGATCTGCTGGGACTCAAGTTTTAAGAGCGACCCTATTTGAATTCTCGGGTTGATCAGCGCAGTTACTTGGATTCCGTCCTGCGTCTGGACAGGAATCCCCACAAGGCCAGTATCTGGCGATAGGACAATAGCCGCCTCGTCATTGGAGGCTTTTCTACGCATGTCCGCCTCACCAACGAAATGAAGCTTATCATCCTGAATGTTGCAGTAGGACGCAGTGCTCTCCGCCGTGGTCCGGCAGACATCGCGCGTCATGCCGTATAAGATTTTTGGTCGACAGCCTGAACCGGGAATGTCGGGCATTAACCCAGCCTGAATACCTACGGCATCGGCGGCAGCATACTTAGCCTCGGCGTCGTTCATATGCTGCACTGCGGCGGCCTGCACATCGGCATGCTGCCATCCAGCAGCCAGCACTTGAGACGACACAGCGAAGGTTGATGCCGCGTCGTTACACGTGGCGTAGATATCCAAAAATGTATCAACGGGATTTGTTCGCCCGTAACGGGTCTGTCGAATAGTGCCCTCGAATATAACGTCTGCATTCCCATCGTATCCCGCTGAGAGGATAACGCGTGTGAATTCCCTATCTACCCTTGCTGCGGTTTGCGGCGAGACATTATAGACGCGCGCGGCAAGCATTTTCGGCGTTTGCCCCGCAACAGCGTGCTCAACGTGGAACTGAATGCGCAGAGTAGATAGGTCTAGGCCCTGCCCGCCACCGCTCCCCACAACCAGAGAGCATGAACGGATGAATTGTTGTGTCGGCATTACGGTATCATGACGTAGAGGTGTGTAGTTGTGCCAAGATTTGCAAATGTTGGCGCATCAGAAGAACCGCCATCCCCGGCAACATATAGTGCCGCGCCGATACCCAGATAGGAGTATTGGGCCAGAAGATCAGATCCTGTTACTAGCGGGATACCAGACACCAAAGCATTCCCCGATGAGTCTGACAGATCGAGAAGCCAGCCGCCTTGGTCAGCAGCGCAATAAGAAAACCGAAGGGAATAGCTTGCGCCTGAAATCGAAATCCCAAAGCTCTGCGGTGTCGCAGACAGTGGTATTTCGTAGATCTGGTTAGCCATGGCACCAAACAAAAAAGCCACCCCAAAGGATGGCTAGATACAGAAAATCGCTAGATTAACGAAAATATGGCACGAAAAGGTACCGGGTACAAGGAAGATTTCTATACGATTTCGTCCATAACGTCGCGCAGGTTTATCTGTCAGTCTTTCTGATGAAATTTCATAACAGTTATCCGATTGCGCTCAACAGCGGGTTTGCCATTTTTGTAGGCCGGTTTGTAAACGGCATTCTGGCAATATCGCAATGCTTCAGCATTATACTCTGGATTGGGACTTGGTTGAACGCGGCAGTTCAAAGCTCGTCCATCCTTACCGATATCGCTGTAAATAGTGACCGATGTATCCCCCGGATGACGGTAATCTGGGGCACTAACAGGGATAGGGTTAGTCAAAGCTGGTCTGTTCCCTACTCTTTCCAATCTGGCCGAACCATTCGTCTCGGAACATCCGACCGTGGCGATTGCCGATAAAAGCAGTAATTTTTTCATTTCCATTCCCCTCTAATTCACAACCAACTCACAACACCCCCATGATGGGAACAAGTTCCCCGATGGTTCTGGCTAAAGCTGTAAGTTCCATCGCCGCACTTAGCTGAAGCACCCGTTGGTGGTCCGCCAGTTCGAGTGTGCGCGGGCAAGTGGACGCTATTTCCGCTCACATTCCTATAGTGGCCGTGTTCTTGTAATTGCGCCTCGTCTGGTTCTTGTGGGCGGCTAGGCGCAGTGGGGGTAGCCTTAGGCTGATAGGTGGTTGTGTCTAGCGCGTGCGCGCACGGTGCAGACAAAATTGCAGTACCAAAACCAACTGCGAGCAACTTAACAAGAGATTGGCGCATTTAGATTCCTTATTGGCAGGCAATGAACCGAAGGAATGAAAAAACCAATTATTCGTTAAGTTTGTATCGGATCGACATAGTTTTATCACGCTCAACAACAGGGATGCCGTTCTTGGTAGCGGGTGAGTATCTTGCTTTGCGGCAATAATCCAACGCGCTGGAGTTGAATTCAGCATTCGTGGTTGAGACGATATGACAGCCCGTAGTGTGCCCTTCTGTGTCTATATCTGTTTTGACCACAACCACGGCCTCAACATTCTTTTTAACCATGCCACTCGGGTAAATTGGGCCACGAGGTATAGGAGTTCCGAGGTCCGATGGTTCCGCATGTGCTAATGAAAGAAGCGTGGATGTTGTCAAAAGCGCCAATGCAGCAATTCGTGTAGTTAATGAACTCATCAAATCCGCCTCCCGTTAAATACGCGGGCACGATAGCCGTACCGCGCGGCGGGGGAAACTCTTATGGTACTTCCCGGTCAGGTGTACTAAGCTGCTTGCTTGAATGGAGGGCACAACATGCCAGACGGCGAAATTCCAGACTGGCTTGCAAAAGAAATGCGTGCGGGCGCTGAGGCTTCTATTAAGTCCGGCTTTGAGTCCTTTTACAAAACCAAAGACCGCGCACTCTCCATCCTCGGTTGGTCAGTCACAATAGAAATAGCCTGCGTTGGAATTTTAACAGGCACAGATCATCAGTTTCTGTGGCCCGGTGGCGTTGTTATTCTTGGGAACGCGCTAGTTTCAGCCTTATGTATATACATTCTGATAGCGGCCAATATGTATCCGCCATCACTCACCGGCGCAGACATTGAAACCCTTTGTGCAGAAAGGGGCGCTTCCAATCAATCTGAACTGGATACCTCTATTTCTGATGTGTTCGATACGCACTACGCACACAATCGGCGCAAGCACAAAACCCGCCAGCGTGCCCTGTATGCTGCATGGCTGATTTTTGCGATTACGCCGATTATGGGGCTATTCTTTCTTCCCGCCGTCCACCTTCCGCAGCGCGTCCATAGCCTTCTGGGGCATATCATACGCTGAATCGAATGCGGCCACTCTCATGTTGGTGGGGCGTATTCTGTTGGGGTCTCTGGTAAACCCGCCTTGTGGCTGCGATTGGGGTTTGGGCTCCGGCTTGCTGTCTTTCTCACTCATACGACTCTCCTTTTCAGGAGAATGATGCTGCCCGTACTTTCACGGACCCCGTAAGGTGAACAAATGGTGACTTTGGGCTTAGTGGCGCATGCCAGCCCATCGACAGCACACCCCTAGAAACAAATGCCCATTGAACAGCCTCCGTGCGGGGGCGGAGCGAGCGAGATCATGTAAGCCGCATAGCCCACGGCGGACACAGCGACGAAAGCACAGACGTAAATAGACAGGCGTATCATGACGGCTCATTCCCCTCGGGCGTGGCTATTCGGGGCAGAGCCGGTTAAATTTAAGCTTGCCCCGCCATTGCATATTTCATGTAGATCTCAGCATACACGGCTCCGAACTCTTTCTCACTAAAGGGGTATGTGAGTTCAAATCCGGGGAACTGTAGCGAGCGGAAGAAAACGTCCTTACCCGCTATCGCCGCGCTAAGGTGTTTTTCTCGATCAAATTCTGTGGCAGCCAGATCGAGTAGTTCTTTTGGGTCGTACGGAGCAATCGCGCAGTAGACCGCAGCACATACTACCCCGGTGACTTGGTCTTTTTCATTTTTCTGAAGAGCGACAATTGCTCCGGTAGTATGCTTGAACGTTCGCATAGCAAGGAAAATCTCATCCACACCCGTGCGGGGGTAGGTGGTAACCATCTCTCCGTTCAGACCTGACCAAACCGCTTGATTCAGGAAGACCATTTGCACTGCCATTTGAGACTCCTCTTTTGGGGGATGGTAGCGGCAGTGGGCGGCGTTGGGGAGTCTATGGGGCGCGTCCTGATGCAGCTTTGGGGTGACTTGGAGCAGGAGGCTCATAACAATTGTAAAGCGCTGGCTTGATGTGGGAGGGCGGCACTTTGACCGCCCTCTTAATATCAAAGCTTGTTGACGTGGATCACCCGGGCAGCCGTTTTATAATCGCCACGCGAGAGCCAGAACAGCGCAATATGTCCCGCCCATTTGTTGCTTATTGATTCAAGCATTTTTTTCTTCCGAGAGGTATCAGTGCGTAAAGTATGCACCTTATTAAATCAGTTAGAGCGCATCGTTGGTTTATCAAGTGCACTTACTGAATTAATTCTTACAGCCAAAGCAACGCTCATGAGAGCTTCCCTCTGCGGTCCCGACACGGAATACCCGGCTAACTGAAAAACTTTTTACACTAAAATCTTATATATTTGATGCGCGTATTATTTGGGTGTTAACCCCAGAGACATAAGCCGAACAGCTTCATTTCCTGAATAAATAATGGTGCATGTAGCAGTATGCAAATTGACGTTTTCAATAAAAGAGAAAAGGCTTGTCAACTTCTCCGAAACGTTCAAAGTGCGCAGTGCGTGTTGAAGATCAAGATTGACGAATTTACTGACTACATTGTCAACGCAAGGCTTGATTCCAGCGATGTAAATTCAAAAACAAGCGCGATGATTATGTCTTATAGCGCCATGCTGGAAGTCCAGAGAATCATTCTTGAGGGCCTTGCTAAAACGCCTCCAAGCGGGAAGGTCGTTCTATCTCCAGAGTTGGCGGGCGTTCTGCGGTCCCACGGTCTGATATCGAGATAGGTGTTATTGACGGATTGAAGGCCCCCCCCCCTCCCCTGCCAGCGCGGGAGAGGGTTAGAACGCGGCGGAAGTAGCCAGCTTAAGCAAAAATTCAAATATCCGACATTTTTTTAAAAGCTGCCATTCGCAGGGCATATTCCCCCTTTGTTTCGTATGTTAGCGCCAGAACAATAGCTACTATCCAGCCGATCAATGTCCACCCCAGAAGAAGATTAACAATGAATACAGAGAGTGTTTTATTCGCTTTCCTACAAATCGAAACAATTGTTGGCAGGAAATAAAATGAGATGAGCGATAGGACTATTAATAAAACGACGGTCGGGCTTATCCCTTTGATATGATCGGCTACGCCCTGCTTCTCTGCCAGTTTTAACAAAGCTGATTTTTCAGGCGCGGTGTTTACCGGGCTTGGTTGAGTGTCATGAGGCACAGTTGCTTCCGGTGCCGGTGGTATTTCTGGAGCAGGCTTCTGCTCTTTTACTTCGGGGGATGGGTGCAGCATGACGAATTCGTCTGCATCGGAAAGGAAGCCATCAGCAGATGGTCGTCCGGATGTTCTTTGCCAAGTACTAATGGCCCGTCTCGTTTCTTCGCCGTAAACCCCATCAGCCGATGCGGTTGCGGGAAGGTAGCCGAGATCAATTAGCTTTTGCTGGAGTGCAATATGTTGATCTATATCTCGGTTCGCTTCTTCAAGAGCGCTGCCCGAAAGTCTTTGTTTATATTGCTCGGTTAACTTGCCCATACCTTCAATGTAACAGGCCGCGCCTTGATCCGGGATTTCTTGATTTGGCTCCCCTGGGATCGGAAGGCCGCATTGTTGGTTCATCGCGTTCTCTGACAAGACAACCTCTTGCTTCAGAGGCTTCCAACCTTCAGGCCCCACTTTTCCGCGAAGTGCATAATAGGTTTGGTCAAAAATTAATTCCTGCTTGGCAGCATCACTATTCTGACAAAGCATGACCGCAACGCCGTTGTTCGGTGGAATTTTGGCGCAGTCAAAATCCGGCTTGTATTCTTGCGCCCATGCCACGCTTGGTGCTGCGGTTACAGCCGCCAATAATAGAATCCACCTCAAATCGACCTCCCATTAAATACTCGAATCAGGATAGCCGTACTGTATGGGGTTGGGGAGTCAGGATGCGTCGGAAGCCTTGTCGGCAAGCCTCTCTGCCACGGCGCGGAGAGCCAAACGCTCACCCTCGTTCATTGCGCGCCACATGCGGACAAGGGACCGCTCGTCGGCGTTTAGCCCATTCGTGTTTTCGATAACTGGTATATTCAACCAATCCTCATTCAACACGGCTTTCTGCGCATCCTTGAAGCGTTCCCATTCATCAACCTCATCGATAGCAAAGCCAAGAAGATAAACTATTTCGGCATTAAGAGACCGAAGCTGCCTTTTGGACCTCTCCTCAATCTTTCCCTTCAGAAATGACGGCATTCGTATCGTCACAGAGGGGCGGGTATCAGACATAAAAAAACTCCTAAAAAGCACTTGCAATCAATATGCGTGCAGGCATATATCATGTCTATGCACGCATTTTGCTTGCATTTTAATTGAGGAAATCGTGGAGACACAAAATATCACCTTCCGCATTGAGAAGCCTTTGGTCGAATTTTTGAGAAGGCGTGCGGAAATGAATGATCGAACCTTGAATGGTGAAATTCGGTCAATATTACGCAATTTGGAAACAAAAAAGGCACCAGAGCCTAGGTTGGGGAACCGCTCTGATGCCTCTCATCACCACGAATAAGGAAATATTCGCTATGCAACCCAATACCATAATCTCGCCTAATGGCGCTACCGTAGTTTTGCCCAGCCGCGAACTGCTGATGCGGATGCTCAAGCCAAAAGCGACAACCCGCAATAAAGATATGAAACCTCTTGCAGCAGCCTGTGCACGTGAATTGGAGGCTGCGTGATGAGCATTCTCACTTCAAGCATCACGCCCGGAATGGTACCGGGCATCCGCAAGGCTATTGAGGTATGTGAGGAGTTTGGTCGAGAAAACCGGCGCATCTCTCACGACGAGATTTGCGTTGCGTGCCAGACGAAAGAAACTGTCACGGTGGCTGATATGGATCAGTCCGTAATACATACCGCAAAATGCCATGCCGCATTCCAGATTGCGTCTTTGCTACGGGCCTTAGTTGGTGAAGGAGATGCGGCATGAGCACGAATCTCCTCATCCCCGCAGAGTTTGCTGAAATTGCTGCTATCTGCGTTGCGTCAGAAATGACGATCGGGAATTCTATTGTTCTTGGTGTCGATGGACGTGCCCTACATGCCGGTCTTCAGGTTGGGACAAAGGTAGCGACATGGGCTGGTCGCCGCATCAAATCTCTCGGGCTTGAGCGTGGAGTCGACTTTGAGGTTTTTCCCAAAAGTGGGAAAAACCTCAATGGAGGCCGCCCCGAGGATGATTACGTTTTCACTCTTGATGCCGCGAAGCACATAGCAATGGTAGAAAAGAACGAGCGCGGGAAACTTGTTCGGGGCTACTTTCTGTGGTGCGAGAAAAAGGCCTTTACCGGCCAACCGTCTGTCTCAGTCGCGGAAATTGAACGCCGCATGATGCAGGCTCTTGGTGGCATGGTGAAAGGCATCGTCAACAAGCAGATCACGCCAAAAATTGAGCAGCTTGCACAGAAGGTGGATGGCGTCCTTGCGGTCCGCCCAATCGGCGTTGCTGTAACAACAAGCCGCACGGCGCGTGGATGGCTACAGCATTATGGTGTGATAAAACGCAAGCGGGGAATGTCGCAAAGGGTATCGAGCGCTCTTAAAAGCCTTTCCTTCCAAATGGGCTTTGTCATCAGCCAGACATCCGAAGAAGGGAAGTTATGCTTTCATGAGGTGGTGGCTAATGCTTACTTCACCGTTGGCGCAGGCCGTAACCTTCTTCCTAAGGCCGTAAAGGGCCAGAAGGATATGGGTTTGGAGCCTACCCCAACCCCTTTCGCCCAAGCCTCGGAACGGGCAGCTTGAGCGCCTTGATCAACGCGGGAGTGGAGAACTCCCGCAACAAGGTGCTCCAGATCACACACAATGGCCTTTACCCTGAGTATCGGCGTGGTGACTATGTGATCTGGCAGGAAGTCCGGGGCTTTGTCCAAGAAGGATATTATGTAGTTGATGGCGGATTGGAGCCGAGTGTCTATCTCGTCCAGAACTGCGGTGGGAAGCTATGCCTGCTCTGGCCCGAGCGGGACATTGATCCAACAACCCGAAAGCTGAAGGAAGGCCGAAAGCCGCAAGAAGTCACGGTCGAGAAATTTTCGGAGTTCTGCCTTGGCTTCGTCGTAGCCGGGATGAAAGTCCATCACTCGGATGCGTTTCATCAGCGAGAAGCGCTGTTAGCGAGGGGCTATCGATCTGAAGGTAAGCGTAAAGCTCTGGCTTGATGGGGCAGAAGATTCCCCGAGCTAGACAGCGCATAAAGTGCCGTTAGAATTATGACATAGTTTAATCCCCCCTGAACCGAGGCCTGAAATCAGGGGGGTAATTTTTTATGGAAGTAATGCAACGTGAGCGATCGCAAAAATTTTGTAACAACGTGGTTCTACAGTCGCGTCGAGGTAAATAAAGAAATAAAAACTGGGCTCCTTGGTGGTGTTAGAGAACAACACACCGCAAATTTTAGGCAAGTTGATATTGATGATTTGTCGAATAAACTCGAAGAAGCTTACAATGATTATGATAGAAAGGGCTATGATGTTGTAAATGTTGTTCCTATTCAGATGGGGACCTCGGAAAGCTGCAACCAGAGAAATGGAACTTACGTGGGTGAAGCGGCATTTTCAATTACACGCGGCGTTATTGTTGTTGCGAAATTGAGGTAGGAAAATTATTAGGGAGAGCAGCAGAGTCAGAGGCTCTAATGCCTACACAAACTCCGTTATAAATCGCGCCGAGAGTAGCCCCTTTCGTGGTCTCCACGCACTTATCCCCGCGATGAGGGGCTAACCCCACGGCTCCAACGACAAGAACTCCGATCCATCCTCGTAAAGCCCGTCCCTATCGACCCACGCATAATGACAGGGGATCGTGACGTGACGCTTACCGAGATCGATGTCGAAGCTTTCGAGCATATCCGCATCAGCCAGCGCATTGTCTCCAAGCGGCGAGGCCTGATCGAGGATGCTCACCCTCATCGTGTCGCCTGCATCGAAGAGCGCGATGCAGGCTCGGATGAATCGAGGGCGATCATCAGGCGTCGGACCGCTCGCGAGGAGCGATATCCTATCGCCGATTTGAAGGCGGGTTGTGGGTAGGTTTTTGCGGGGGTGGAGGGGTATCACTGCCCAGAGTTTGTCTTATTGAAGCGCACCGTAATGAGTGCCGCTACCGTGCCGCCCACAGCCGCCACCCCTATGGCTCCAGCAACCGTATCGTGGTTGTTTAGCGATAGCCAAACAGTCGCAGCAAGAGATGATAACGCGAATATGAAACCAAGCACGCGACCTGTTATGTTGAGAATAAAATAATTGTGTTGTTCTTTTTCTGCCTGATTACGCTCAGTCTTTGCATTAGCCTCAGCCATGCACAGGATTCGTTCGACAAGGTCGGGTTTAATTTTGTCATATGCAGCTAATTCTGAGGCTGCGGGCAAGGGTCCAGTATGACTCTGGAACGCGGCCTGAGCTATTAAATGCGTTGCAGTTTGCGCAACATTGATGCCGCCTACCTGTGCTCGAACAGTGTCGGGCTGTTTAGTTTGTCGAACCGACTGGTCCGGATTTGACGGCGTCTGCATCAATGGCCTTCATAGCTTTACGCAGTGATGATCCGGTTCGGCCCCATGCACGCGCGCTAATTTCACCAGCGGTAACAACGCGCTGATGGGGGACCGGAGCGGCAAATGTTAATAAGCCGGCGATCCCGGCGAGGGTGCTGCCGAACAAGCAGCGCGCAAATTTTGACATCGCTTCCTCCTTTGGCTGCGTTCGCATTCATTATCACGTGTATGCAAAAATGAATACACACGATTTTCCTGCTCTCCCACCTCGCTCTACCTCCCAAACAGCACAGCCAGCGCGCTCTTTTGGTTAGTGACCGAAGAGGCCGCCAAACAGCATTGAGCCGACGCTTTTCTGAATAGGAACTTCTTTGAGGTTCTTCGTCCCCATGTTCACCACAGGCGCAGTGCTGGCCGGGTTGGCCTGATTGCTCAGTTGAATGTTCGATACCGTCGTCTCACTGGTCGAGACGATTTGAAGCGACCGACAGTTCACTGTGACAAACATCGAATACGCAGTCCCGGCTTCGGTCGAGGTCTCGATGCTTTCCAGAAGCACGTTCTTATAAAGCCTCTTGCCGGTCACGACTTGGCAGAGTTGACGGCTCTCCTGCAGCGTAATCAGCGTTTCATAAACTTGTCGACAGTATTCCTCGCCAAAGTTTCCGGTCAGCAGGTCGCCCGCTGACGCGCCAGAAAACGTGCTCACCAACGCATTAACGCTGCTGTTCGACCACCCAAACTCGAGAGAAAATTCGGGCGGCATCTTGAACGCATGATCAGATATGGCCGCCCCAGTCTCTACCGGGTGAGACGTAATACCCAGCGTGTCACGGTGGCGCTCTCTGATTGTAAGATCAGGAATAATCGTCAGATCACCACCTGAAATTGACCTGTTGCTGCTGAAAAGCAGTGAGGCCATTTCCGTAAGTGTTCCGCTCATGTCCGTCGTGCTTTCAAGTTTCGAACGATAGAATTTCCCGCGCCATTCGTTGCTGTGACGACAGCAGTTGCCGACGCGTGCGGGTCCTTTGCACCATGAATATTGTTGGTTTGGTTAATTGTGATTGGCGGGGATGGACTTGCGTTGGAAGCGGCTGTGCCTGCTGCCCCCGTCACATCTCTAGCAATGCTATAATCCATCTCCCTCCACGGGTTCACCCCGCCATTTTCGCTTCTGGTTATGGCGTCCATGAGCTTGCCAATGGAGCCCGCGTCATTGGCGCTTATCTGTGCGTCAGGGTCGATGCCGGTACGCTGGCTTACGTGCTTAATATACTCCGCTGTGTTGTTCCCATCAGAAGATGGAGCCCACCTTGATATGATACGACGAATGGTATCTGCATGATGGTTGTTGATATAGGAGCGTAGGTTTTGTGCCATTGCCCGCACACCATCTTGAGGGGTGCCAAAAACTGCGAAACTACCGTCACTGCCAGCGCCTGCCCACTGCCTGATATTGCCTGGGTTGTTGTTTCTAAGGCCGCGCGGCAAGTATTGTTTGGCCGTGTCTTCTAGCGCCTGCTTACCTTCTTCGCCGGATTTTTGAAGATCTCCGTAAACACCTTTCATATCCTGCCAGGCGTCACCAAATCGTTTATGAACCAAATCATCTAGTGCTTTTGATATGCCAGAAATTACGCCGCCCAGAGTGGTGAACGCATCAACAAATTCATGCGCAAAGAAATGAATAAGTGGTGCTGTCCATGCCTCGACATTCGGCCACATCGTTCTGAATATGCCCATGACGTGGCCAAGAGCATCCTCCAGCGCATCAAACCCCGGCTTCCATTTCTCCCAGTCGATCAGGCTGACGCCACCGGCCTTCCAAACCTTGTAATCATCATAAAGGCCAAGAATAGCGACACCGAGGGCGATAACGCGCCCGATAGGCGTTGCCATGATACCCGTCGAAAGCAAGCGCCACGCCAGCAGCAGTGCGCCGAGGGTTTCAATCCACTGCTTCGTTCCGCCGTCCAGCCGTGAAAACCAGTCATAAACACTGGTGAGGATTTCGCTGCCCCGCGCAAAAAGCTGGGCCAATGCCGTGCCAAGGAGAAGGACGAACTTTGCCGCAAGGTCCATTGCATGGGAAATGCGGTCAGCGTTCTGCTCGATAATTTCCCGCAGGCGCGCTATGTCGCCCCCTACGCCGCGCATCAGCGAGATTGCCACACGGTCGCGTAGCACCTGAAGAACCGCCCCGGTCTCTCGGAGTTGGCGCATAAACCACGTGCCAGCCTTGGCGGCTTCTTCCTGATTAACCCCCATGGACCGATAGATACGGTTGTATTCCGCGCCGAAATCCCCAAGGCCTCTGATCATGGCTTGAAGGGTGTTTTCGTCAATGCCTAGCAGGCCGGCCGTTGCTTTGGCTCGATAGTACGGCATATCCCGAAAGCGCTTCGACAGGTCGGCCATCATGGCGGACGTATCGCGCAGGTTGCCCTTAGCGTCTCGGGTCTGCACGCCAAGACGCGCTATGAAGCCTTCTGCCCCGGGTGAGGAGCGCAGGAAATTGCCGATGTTTTGCAGGCTGGCCCGCGCTGCATCCGCATTGCCGCCCATCTGGGAAATGGCATAGGCATAAGCCTGCATCCCCCCAACGGAAGACTGCGCACGCTGTGCAGCGTAGTTCATTTGCTCGTACGATTGAGCAACCTTCGCCACGCCAGCAACTACGCCAGCCAGTGTGGCCGTTAGCGCAAGGGCGGCGCGCTTGGTTGTAGCCAGCGCATCTTCAAACTGGCGCTGATCGTCGCGCTTGATATTCCAGCCAAGTGAAACCAGAAATTCCCGAATAACTCCGGCTTCAGCCATGACTGGCCTCCCTCACCGCACGTGCGCGATTTTCGTTCTCAGCTTTTGCGTCCAAGGCGTCGTTCATCAGAGCGAACGCCTCTAGATCCAATGCCCCGTTATCGAGGCTTTCCATGTGACACAGGCCAGCCAGCACAGGACGCATGAGGAAATCCATGTCATCCGGCAGCTTGACAGGCGTGAAACTTACGCCGCGCCCTTCTCGGTCAAGCCCGAGGGGGCGGCGGCCATAAAACCCCCCAGATTGTCCTGAATGACAGCTACACACAGCCGCAGCATTTCGGGCAATTCAATCCAGTCGTATCGCATCACGCCTGGGCGAACCTGAATGGGGTAATCCCGTTTGTTCTCATCGTCGCGATAGGTCACTGCGGCGAGGCAGGTATCCATGATGTAATCAGCATTTGCATCTGACAGCCCGGCCAGTTCTTCCCCAATCTTTGAAAGATCAATTCCGGCCAGACCTTTTGCGGCATCATCAGCGCTGGCTCCAGCAACGAAGGCCGCAATAATTGGTGCTAGACGACGCGCAAGATGGAACTGCTGACGTGCGCCGAGTTTCTTGATGTGGAACGTGCGACCGTTAATTTCTACTTCTTGCATCAGCTATATGCTCCAAGGAAGCCAGTTACTTTTCCTGAATGGAAGGCCCACGTGTTGACGCCGCCATCCGTGGCGTAAACGAGATTGGACTGCCGAATGAACGCGCAACCAACGCAGACAATGTTGTCGTCAGCATTGCCTTGCGTGAGGGTGAAGACGTTTTTCCCCCACAGTGCCGAACTGATGCGCTGGGAATTGTATGCGGCCATCAGGATGGCGTTGTAGGGACTGGTTTTCAGCAACCTGACCGTGACGGAACCCGCATTTGACGCGTGCAGACTATGCATCCACGCGCCGTCTGCACCGACAATCATGTTGTTTTTGTCGGCCTGCATCTCAATCGAAATCCCTTCTTCGGAATTTCCTGCTTCGTTACCGAGGACGCATGCCAGCCCCGGTCCGACAATAGATGCAGTGACATCAAGGAAAGAATAAGTTGCACCTGTGCTCATCTGGGCCTCACTGCACTACGTTTACAAGAACATTGGAGGAGTGGACGGCTCCAGCCAGCTTGGCAGCAATCTGCATGGTCACAGCCTTCCGCGCTGCACGGTCAGCGGTACTTTGGCTCGCAACCGTCGGTTTGTAGATGTAATACCCGTCAGGCACAGTATCGCCTGTTTTGAGCGCTCCAATCGTGGGGCCAGTCCATACGCCCGGCGCAAACAACCCATTCGTGACATAAGCCTGCGCGATATTGTCGTATGTTGCCTTCAGCGTCGTCATGCCTGCGTCAGTTTGCGGAATTTTCGTCGCACCATACAGCAGGTTGAAGCCAGCGGTCTGAAGGCCGTTCTGGAAAGCATCCACACCGATACGTGTATCAGCCCATGTCCCGTCAGACATGTAGCCTTCCTGAATGATGGATTCACCGTTGTTCAATAGCGCAAATGCATTGCACTTCTTACCGGCCAGCACTTTGTATTGAGCGCTGGTGAGTGTTTCACTTGCCACTCCCGGTTCAGTTTTGAACTTCAGGGTCAACGTTGTGTTCTGGCCGGAATAGTCAACCGTTGCGACACGAGCAAACGCGCTGACCGAGGCATAGGGAGTTGTGCTTGAATACTGGCACCATGTGCGGGAGAGATTGGCGGCATTAAGCATCGCGGCCAGATCCGTTGTGCTATCCGACTGCAACGCCCCGGCTTCTTCAGTTGTAGTCCAGAAGGTCCGTGATGGAGATAGCGCCTCCACAACTTGAGCCAAAGCCACCACATCTGCATTTGCTGGCATGGTAGCCATTGCAAGCGCCACCCCGTACCAGTCACCAGATGCAGCAGCCAAGGTTGCCACCCGGTCTGCTACCTTGGGCGTGGCTGCCGTATCAATTCGAGCAACATAGAGCGTTGATGGCTGGGGGGATTGACCGAAAAACAGAGCCGCAGCTTTGTATTCAGGGGCAGACGTTGTGAAACCTGCCGTCGTCATTTCATCAAGCGATGAATACAGGACGCACCCTTGATCCTGGGTCAGGGTAGTACTGTCACCAAGGATGAGAAGCGCGCCAAAGTTGCGGGTGCTGGACGACGCCGGGTCAAGCGTGACTGTGACGCTGACAATATCTGAGAGTGGAAGTCCGGTCATCCGGCGTTCTCCGTTGAAAAATTCTGCGTCATTTCTTCAGCATTTATCGTGCCGTCAGATTCAATAACGCTGGGGATTGGATAGATACGCTGCTCATTTCGCCTGATACGCAGAGTGATATCGGTGCGTGGCAGCCATAACTGGTTGACGAGCGACGGCACTCGCATAGGTGCGCTGGCGCTATGGAAAGCCATTCCATTCGCCTGTAAAACAGCGCGGTTTTGTGAAAGAGACAGGCCCATGCGCAGCGTGCTGGCATTGCGTCCAGCGTTCGGCCCATAGAACGACAGAAGAACCTCTAACGTCTCATGCTGGCTAACGCTCATCTGTTCGTTAGACCACTGCATATTGGGGTTCTGGTCTGGAGTTGTAACCGTCACGCCAACAGCGCACCAATCAACATGTCTATCTGGCTGTTCTGGTGGATCTTCCTGCCAACGTCTTCGCACGAGATTCCGAGGGAGCGCGGTAACTGACGAGACAAAATCACTAATGATCAGATCGAGATCAGCATCCGCTTCAGCGTGCAAGGATGATGCAGCTATGACGCCGCCAGCAGTTGGCGCGTTCGGCTTCATGTGTATTTCCCCGGCCCATCATCATTTCGCAGGGACCGCAGAGAACAACGCACGACTGTAAAGCCGCCCCCAAACGCGCCGAAATCATCCACGGAAATAACCGTGTAGCAGCGCTGATTGACTGTCACGACATCCGCTGTGATTGCCCCATCTCCCGCGACAAGAGGGAAGCGGGAGTAAACTGTCAGGCCGCCGCTTAGCCTTTCAGCGTCAGGCAATCGGATTAGTTCCTGGGCTGTTATCGGGACCGCAACGCCAATAAATTCCATGGGCGTTGTTTTGCAGATCGTTTCTCCGCGCTCATCGGTGTCTTTTTCTGTACGATCGACCACAATCCTCTGATTGAAGTCAGGATCATCAAGGATATCGGCTACATCAAGCAATGGCATTATCGGCGTGTCCTGATATCCCTGATTACATACGCGACGCTGTTTTGAAGGTTACCGGTGTCATACAGGGGTGGCACCAGTTCCGTTCCAGGAGGCTGCCCAGCCTTACGGTTTGCCAGTTCTTCCGCCGCCGCCGCGTCGCCTCCCTTCTTCGCCCGAATGCGCGCCCTTAATGTCGCGTCTGCCAGAGGAGCGAATGGGCCGGTGTCCATTTTGTCTTTTACCGCAGCCGCGCAAATCAGGCCGACGCTTGTGAGTTGTGCCTGCACATCGCTTCGTCTTCCTTCCAGCGCAGACTTCCCAGCTTTCTCAAGTCGCCTTTCGGCTTCCTCTTGGACAGATTGAACGCCCGGTACAAGGAAGGGACGCGCCGGCAGGTTCCTGCTTGGGTCTCCTGTTTCAAGGACATACCCAATCAGGGCATTATTCGCCTTCTCATCTGGCCTCTCTGCGTTTTCTGCCGGAACGCCGACCATGACACGCTTCAGGGTCAAATCCTTGATGGCTGCCAATAGAGCAGGAACGCCATCTTTCGAGACCGTGACACCGCCACTCATAGCTGTGTTCCGCCAGCGCCGAATAGCCGCATGAAATACCAATATCGCTGGCCGTAGGTTGTCAGGTTCCAGTATCCAGCGTCATCATATTTCGCGAAGCTGGTATCGTATGACTTGCTGAGCGGACCAACGGATTTACTTGCAAGAATACCTGTTGACGCTCCTGGCGTCCCGCCACTCGCCGCAGCGTTCGCGGCAATAACGCCCATAGTTAGCTCATGGGCAGCAAATAGGCAGACGCCAAATGACCAACTATCCGCCCATCGGCTTTCGCTAACAAAGCGTGTTCCCACCCGTAGATAGGCCGCGATCTGCACGTCTAGGTATTTTGTTGCGTCAGAAAACTCAGGAAAGAATGTCCGAAAGTCCGTTGTCGTCACTACGTGGTCTGCGTCCACGACGACCGCGTTTGTCTGGCTCATTTTCGGTGTCCTGTTCATCTGTGTTGGGGGTAGATTTCTCCACCCCCAACACATCGCAGCGCGCAACCACAAGAGGATGCGCTAAGTCATCCTCCTGAATTTCAGCGCGTCCTTTCGGGAAAAATCGGCTACCCAAAAAGAACGGCTCTTTGACTAGCGCGACAGGCATCAGATTCCGTCTTTGTAGTGAACGGTTTCAGGATAGACGAACTCGACCTGTCCAAGCATAGACCAGTAGGTCGTGCGAAGCCACATGTCCTGCGGCGTGACCATGGAACGCTGTAACGGCACTAACGGATAGCGAACATAGTTCACATCCTTGGTGTAGAAGACGGCGCGGTCCGCTTTGCTTGCGCCCGCCTCGGCCAGCCATTTGACCGGAAGAATCTCCAATGCGCGGCCAGTAGCCTGCGTATAGGGGTTATTCTCCTTGATGTAGGTCATGACAGACTGCGTGCCCGCAGTGCTGTTTGTCTGGTTCAGCAACGCGTATTGCGCCGGCGGCAGGAGAATGTGAGACGGGCAGACAGCATACCCAGATGCCTGCCAAGCTTTCTGCTGCCCATCCAGAATGTCTGTCTGCATCTGGGCCGCGCCGCCAGTCGCCCACTTCGATGTGACCGCATCGCTTGACACGCCCGCACCATTTGTCAGCCCGTACGCACCATCATAAGTGTCGGGATCTCCGACATAGACCATCTGGTCAATGTCCATCTGATGCTTGAGCCGGATGGCCGCCAACTTCTGCTGATCAACTGGACGCCCCAGCTTCATGGATTTTTCAATCTCACGCAGCGTGTAGGACAGGTTGTAAGCCGCCAAGCGGAGTGGCTGTGCAACTTTATCCAGATCCACCGTCGCAGACGGAATGGAAGTCGTTTCGTCGCCTACCCAGTTGATCCCGCTCGGGGATGTGCCGCCTTCCATGCCAAAGGCCGAGCGTGTGAAACTGGAAAGATCATCACCAGCGCCAACATCCTCGCGCAGGTCAATGTCACGGCCCCAGGTAACGGAAGCCAAAGGCTCATGAAGTGTTGGATCGAGCCGTTCAAGCTCGCCAACAAAGTAGTTGCCGATGCTATCAACCGTCTGCGCGTCATACGTGAACGCACTATCCAACGTCCGAACGCGGTTTTTTAATTTATGCATAGTCTCGCGTCCTCACAGGATATCGAAAGAGATTGTGGTAATGCCGTCAGCACCCGGAGCGCCCTCAAACTGAGCGCGAGGCAGCAGCACGGTATTCGCGGCCGTTGTGGCATCTACAGCGGCCTCCACGCCCCCAATAGGGGAAGTGCTGGAGCCACCACCAACACGGATATACACAGCGCCACCTTTTGCGGGCGTTGTGGCTCCATTCAGCTTCACGGCCATAAAGCCGCGTCGAGCAACCGGAACTGCCCCGCCATTGATCTGAGGGTATGCCTGTGTGCCGGTATTCGTGATGGCGCGACCCGGGAAGGTCCGAACCAGCATGCCCTTGATTACGTCAGCAGTGTCACCCGATGCGACTGGGACAATCTTGCCGACCGCATTGTATTTGACAGGACGGCCAAAACCATACGTTGACCAGTCAGTGCCGCTATCCAGCACTTCGTTTACAATGTCACCGGGGGCAGCTTGCCGTGTCAGCGAGCCCTCATATCCCGTGTCAATCCGCTTTAAATAAGCAACCATGTTATGGCCCTCTATCAGCGCTTGTAGAAAGCGCGGTTGCGTTCGTTAATGTCGGCTGCCGTGACCGCTGCCTTATCTCCAGCCTGTTCCGGGCGTCCCGTAACGCCAGAAAAGACAGATCCACGGTTTTGATTGCGCACAGCCTCGCCCGCTGCGTTGAAGGCCGTGAAAAGCGCATCATTCGTCATGGCTCGCACCCCTTTGCGAGGGACGTAACGGGCAACGAGCGCCTTGTTCGGACCAGCCAGGGCGCTTTCCAGCGCCAAGCGCCGAATTTCAATAATGCCAGACCGTTTCTCGCGTGAGGGAGACGCGCTATCCATAGTGCCCGGCTTGTAACCCGGGGCAAGAATGGCAGCAGTGCTCACTGTAGCCTGCCGAACCGCTGAGAAAGCCGCATCACCAGTCGGAATACGCTTACCTTCTTCAGTCAGGCATTCGGCTTCATCCTCCGTTTCGGAACGCGCCTCATCATCCTGGCGCTTCTCGTCTTCACGTTTGGACTTATCCGCGTCATCGGACGGCTTGTTGTTCGGGTCTTCGTCCCCGGTCCCGGCCAGCGCTTTGGCGACTGCCTCAGCAACCAGCCCAGGCAGGGTATCAATTTTTTCGCCCAGACCTGAAATGGCCGCCATGCACTGCGTCATGGGATCTTCATCACGCGTGCGACGGTCAAGGGTTGGCTCTACACGCTCCCCATCCGGCGCTTCCTGAGAACCGTCGCGGATTGCTTCCTCAACGCCTTCTTCGTCATTTGTTGAAATGGCGTTCAACAGGCGTGAACCCCACGTTTTCTTTTTGAAAGCCATTTGCTTCCTCTCATTATCGCCAACGCGGACCCGGCGACCACCACGGCCCCTCTCCACAATGGCAAGATGATTTCCGATGATGCTGCCCTGACTGTAATGCCCGGGCTTGCCGTCAATGCGCTCGTAATCAGCGTCGTAACCGGGAGAGACCTCACGGATGCCGCTTTTCTCTATGGCGTCGATTGCATCGCGGCTTCGGATGACCAGATCAGCGAGAAGATAGTCGGCAAGATCGCCGCCACCCCTTCTCACGTTACGGATAAAACCCTTGCTAAACTCGCTCGCTGTATCTGGGGTTATCCAATGATGTCCCAGAGTTACCGGAACACCTTCAAACGACGATACTGTTCGTGCGTTAAATAGTTGCGCTTCGTCACGGGCTACGCGAACAACGCCATCTGGCGAGGTGCAACGTTCGCCGTTGACATCCTCAAGCTCGCTCTCGTCGTATTCCATCTGTCCCGTGCGAGCGATTGGGACATCTCGGCACAGAAGCGCCCCATCCGGCAACCGCTCGCGCGTGTCACCAATTTTTTCGATGGAATAAAGATCTGTACCGCGCGACGGCGCGAAATCTGTGGTATGAAGACGCATGGCTGATGAAAAACCCAGACCCGTAGATATTGCGTGGGTTGTTGAAGAACTGCGCTTTACTGCAAACGAAAATGCCCAAGGTATGCCCCTTGAGGTCCTGCTCCGCAGAAACGAATCTCCTGAATACGAAGGCGCTTGGCTTCTTGTTCAGTGGTGGCGAAGACTTAAGGAGTTAGCTCCTGACAACCCTGATGCTGCCGGAATGCTCTCATTGGTCACCGGCACCATCACCGAAGAAGAATGGCCTGAGGATGGTTTGAACCCTCATCCCCTCTTAAAACTTCTGCCAAAATCCTGATTTATTCCGGCAGAACTGGCACAGCAAAGCAGCGGCAGTTTGGGACGCACCCTGCATGCCCTGTCAGCTTATCCAGTGTCGGGGGGCTATCCCATGCGACAAACTGCCCGTTCATAGCCCGATGGCTGGGACGGGTCCTCTTGTCCCGGTGAGAGCGCCAGATGTATCCAGTAGAGCCAACTGCTCTCGCCCTAACTTCAGTTAGAACTGAGGACGCTCTTGATGTCTCAGTTCTCGCGATAGTCGTGGCTCTACTTGCGGTTACATCACCTGTCCTCAGGATTTCGTCACGTAACTGGTCAAATCGTGCCCCAGTTACCAACCCTTCCGTGGCTATCCTCTGAACACGATCAGCGGCCTCCGTAGGTAGCGAAGTGATTAGCTGAACCTGCTCCGCCAGCAATGCCTTCATTGCCGGGCCAGTATCGGTCTCCTCAATTTCTCGTCGTAACTCTCGGCCCATTTGAGCAGAATAGGTACGCCAGTTCCGCGAAACGGTGCGGGCAGTATCGTCCACCATTCTCCACGCAGCCTGCTCTGCCCATGGCCGCAGAACCAATGCATAACGATTTAGAGCACTGGTTAGGGGTAGCGGGTTACTATCCCCGCTTCCATCGAACATCATCGTTAGATCCCCGACGTGGCGGGCAATCTTTCTAAGAGAACGCTCGTAATAGAGCGCAAGGCGACGTGAAGGTTGAAACAGATCTTGTGGTGCTGCATCGGCAGTATGTGAACGAATAATCACTCACGCTGCCTCGTGCTGTCTGCTTCTAGTGGGGCGGAAAGATTTCCGGCATCCACAGGGTCACCTGCGGCCACACCTTCGCTCGGCGGAGGAGGATCATTATCAGCCTCATCAACTTCTTCAGGCGTGATAGATGACCAAGCGCCGTCTTCCTCAGCCCCAGAGCGGAGTTCCCTCAAAGCGGTAGAACGCGTGACCAATCCGACATCAAATGCTCCAACTACAGCGTTTGTGCGGTTAGTCATGATCGTAGATTTCTCTTCGTCAGAAATCCCCCACAAAGAGCCGTATTTGAAGTCAAGTTCTTCAGGCGCGGGCTTCCCCATCTTCGATTGATAGGTAATTCTCAGAATTTTATGAACAACGGGCCTATGCTGCTCCTGCCGTTGCGCTATCCCTTCCTGATACTGCCTAATATCGCTCTCGCCTGTGCTGAACCCTGCTGGTGATTGCCCCATCAATCGCGTTAATGGGATTTTCGTTGCCCCTGCAATCTGTTGAGCAAACTGCATAAGAATATCGTTCAAGCCAGCAAACGAGTAGGTATCGGCTCTCAGTTCATCCTCAGAATCAATAACCGACATACCTTCATTTGATTGGAATTGTCGGATATTATCGATCTGGGCCTTGATGCCGCGCTTGGCAGCATCATTCATCCCCGCCATGACCTCTTTGTAGCCCTTAATCTTCATCACGCGCAGATGAGCTTTGTAGACCAACTGCGCTGCGCCTAGCGTGCTGCTATCAAAAGCCGTCAGGGTGTCGAAAATCCGTTCAACAATCGACATGCCCCAGCCGTTTTCATACTGGCGCTGGTAAAGAGGCAAACGTATCCCATCCATACGTATGACGCGTGAATAGTGAATGTTTTTGCCCGAGAAAGGCCACGGCCCCGGGACAATGTTGTAAAACTCCGGCTCGCCTACTTGGGGGCAAAGATCGATGATGGGCTTTGAATAATCTGGGGTAGTGATCCAGCGGTCGATCGCATAGATGCCTCGGAAGCTGCCCTGACTGATGGCCTTTTCGTTGAGCGGCTCAGTAACATTCTGCCCATCTATCATTAGGACGCCAAGAGCCCCGCCAAACAAACGAGACCACTTCACAACATCAGATATCGAAGACCATAGCCCCAGCCGGGAAATTTCCGATTGAAGCTCGGACTTTTCGTGAGCGTCGGATAGTCCGCGTATATCAATGCCCGCGCGGGTCATATCCTCGGCAATGCAGTCCACGGCGTTGCCTATAATCCACGAACTTCTATAGGCCGCCTCCAACTGAACCCGATTTCGCGTCCAATTGTGAAAAGCATACCCACCAGCTGACGCTAAATTACCCTGACCTCTCCCTGTACGAGTGGCCGGATTGACATAGCCGTCCATTGTGCGGACGCCAGATTGGACCCGCACCTTAGGCTTATGGACGTCTGTCATTAACTTCCTAGTCGTTCGTAAATTGAAGTCCAGTCGGTAGAATTTGCCAGCGCCGAAAAAGCCCCCGATGCCGCATCCACCTGATCGTCATGAGCCCCAGCCGGAAACTGGCCCAATTCGTCGAGGAACGTCCTGTTCCACGGAGCCCGCACAAGAGAGACGTTCCCAGCGTTTGCCTGAGACGAGAAAGGGGCTGCCCTTGTGGCCTTATCCCCGGTTTCGCGCTCTGCCCGCACCCGGTATCCAGCCAGCATACGGATGAAATACTCTGCCTGCGCTTTACCTGCCTGCCCGGGGTCTTGTGGGAGGATAATTTCCACGCTGGGGCCATCAAGCGCCGCCGTGTTTTTAATGGTAGCCTCAACCTCCTGAGGATCACCACGCAGCCGCACCACATCCAGAATGCTAAACCGCCCGTCGGTGTAACGGGCCATCTTGACGCCAACAGTCCAGTCAGGGTCTCGGGCTCCAATTTGGCGCGTGGCTGCCAAATCCCAACGTCTGACGATCGTGCCACCCACCGGGGCCGCGTCGTCGATGAAGAACATTCCGGTTTTGAATAATGTCCCTTCGCCCGGCGTTGGTTGTTGCTGATAAAGCGAAGACCATTCGCGCGCGCCAATGGATTTCTTGATAGCCTCTAGCTCAGGCAGATCGAATACATCCGGCCAAAGCGGCTCGCCAATCTGCCTGCCCAGTGCATCATCGGCACTATCAGCGATTGCCGGCAGTGAAAGAACATCCCAGCTTTCACCGGTCCCGTTATGCATCTCATCGAGCAGGCGTCCCGCCAGATCGTCAGGGTGCCAGCGTGTCAGCACCAGCACGATTGCGCCGCCGGGCATGAGCCGGGTGCGCAGGACGGAGCGGTACCAGTCCCAGACAGCGTTTCGGACAGTATCGCTCTCGGCCTCCTGCCGCCCCTTAATAGGGTCGTCAATGAGCGCGACATGCGCACCTTTGCCGGTAAGCGACCCGGACACACCAGCCGCCGTGTAAACACCGCCCTTGCTCGTGTGCCATTTATCGCGGGCGGCACTATCACCAGCCACACCCACACCAGGGAACAGGGCCGCAAACTCATTTGAAGCTACGATATTGCGGGCATGCCGACCAAAGTCCTGTGCGAGGTCCGCGCTGTAGGACGCCGTGATAACCTGCTTGCCTGGATTGCGGCCCAAAAACCACGCAGGGAACCGCTTACTGGTTAGCTCGGACTTCCCGTGCCGGGGCGGCATAAACACCATCAGGCGCTTAATCTCACCGCGCTCTACGGCATCTAGTTTTTCACACAGGAGCCGATGCTGTGGGCCAACCTTATACCCCGGCATCGTGTATTGCGTGAATGCGAGACAACCTTCACGGGCTGCCTGTCGGGCTGATAGTTCGGCTTTAGCTTTCGCCTTGACCGTCTCCATCAGTTGCGAGCGCGGCAAGTTCGTCATCACTCATATCAGCAACAGACCGTCGAACTGTCGCATTCATCTGTATCGCGGAAAGTTTGGGGTGGATGTATGGGGCAGCAGCTTTAGCCGCCTCAAACTGCATCTCAGTGACGGATGTGTCGCCAGCCATAACGCGGGCCATGATTTCGAGGGGGGTTGCACCCTTGGCGGCAAGCTGGCTGGTGACTTTACTGCTCACCTTTTTGCCGATCAGCTTCGCCTCAGAAGTGCTGCCCTTTTTCCGGCCCGCTCCTGCTCGTGGGCCACCTCGTTGTGTCATGTCCGTGCTTTTGATTGTTTTTCAAAGAATGTTTGATTTATGGCCATTTTCTGGGTGTAGAAATCAAACTCCACCCATCTTCAAACGCTCGCATCCCAGCCTCACGCTTAACTGCCGCGATGATCCGTGCCGTAGTCACGCTGGACAACCGACCAATGACAACGCCACCAGTCGCGGCTTTAGGCCAACACCGGATGCGCACATCAGGGCGCAAACCGGCATCAGCACATTCAACCATCGACAA